ACGATCCTGTTCCCCATTGAACAATCAAACCATTTGCAAATTTACAGTGATTTTTACTTATGTCTATAATTGATTTGCCATTTAACTCAGTAATCTCATCTTCAAGTGCCTTTCCCTGTCTTGCATCCAGTGCATATCCTGCTTCTGTTGTAAGAAGATTATTGATCACATTCGCATTATTCAGTTTCTTTCCATCCAGTACCTTTCCCTGGTATCCATCCAGAACAGTACTTCCGGCTGATGCTGTTGTCAGGTTATTGGCTACTGATCGGAATGCAGACGTACCGAGATCTTTAAAGTACTTTGCGATTTTTCCAAGTATCGTCCCGAATTTCTCATTGCTTATGATATTTTCTCTTGTACTTGCCGTTGTAAATGCTACCTGAGCATTTGCATCTACAGTCCCTGTCGGACCTTGCGGACCGGCGGGACCAGTTGGTCCCGTGTCTCCTTTCGGTCCGGTTGCTCCGGTCGCTCCAGTCGCACCGGTTGGTCCCTGCGGTCCGGTTGCGCCTTTTGCGCCCTGTGGGCCTTTCAGGTTTCCGGTATACACCCATTTTGCTACAGATGCAGCACCGCCAACTGTACACCGGTATGTATTTCCTGTTGATGTGTTCAGATAGTTATCATTTACAATGGCGTCTGTGATTCCTGATCCGGAAAAGATTGTCGCCGTTGTACTTGTTCCGGTGATTGCCGTTCCCTGTGTCCAACGGCTTCCTCTTGTTCCTGTGGCTCCTGTAGGTCCTACGACCTGTCCTAAATCAATCTGTCTTGTTGCCATTGTATCTCCTCCTAGTTTGCATATACTGCAATTAAATGACCGTTCTGGATTTTAAATGTTGGGGTTTCTCCATCTTTGCCTGCTGCTCCGGTGGCTCCTGTCGCTCCAGTTGCGCCCTGTGGACCAGTTGCTCCAGTATCTCCTTTTGCCCCCTGTGCACCGGTTGTTCCTTTTAAACTTCCTACGTATACCCACTTAGCTGCTGCCGCTGCTCCTGCAACAGTACAACGATACGTATTGCCTGTGGATGTATTCAGATACATATCATTCACCAGTGCATCTGTGATTCCTGTTCCTGAAAAGATTGTCGCCGTTGTACTTGTTCCGGTGATTGCAGTTCCTGCATTCCAGCGGCTTCCTCTTGTTCCAGTCGCTCCGGTTGCTCCCTTATCTCCAGTTGCTCCCTTATCGCCTTTCGGTCCCTGTGGTCCTGTCATACCGGTCGCACCAGACAAATCAGTGATATATGTATAGGCTGATTTTCCTTTCACGTACAGCTTTGCGTTATCTGCATCGTTTACATTTCCAGTATCGATCATAACGAACTGTCCTTCTTTCACTCCGTCCGTTGAAAAGCCAGAATTCATTGCAGATACGGAAGCGAATGTCTTTGCAATCGCAAATGCATCTCCTTTGTCTCCCTTATCGCCTTTCACCCCCTGCGGACCTGTAGCACCTGTGGCTCCAGTGGCTCCTGTCGCTCCAGTTGGTCCCTGTGGGCCTGTCGCTCCTGTATCTCCTTTGTCTCCTTTAGCTCCTTTCATGGACTGGATATACTGTGCTTCTGTCTTTCCTGCGTTTCCTGACTGCGCAAGCCATACCTGATAGGCTGATTTACCTGTTGGGCCTGTTTCACCCTGCGGTCCGGTTGGTCCCTGTTGGCCTGTTGCTCCTGTTTCTCCTTTTGGTCCCTGTGGTCCGATAATTGATCCTAAATCTACCTCTCTTGCCATGTTTCTTTCCTTCCTTTCTTTGTTGAAAAATTTTTATAATAAAAAGCACCTGTCGTAACAAGTGCTCTCTATCCAGTAAGTTATTCATATTTTACAATCAGATGACCTTCCCTGATTTCAAATTCCGGCGGTTTCCCGTCTTCCCCTTTCAGGTCTGCCAGCGGAATCAGCTCTTTCCATTCATTCTGATCTGTATACCTCCACTGGATCGACGTGCCATCATTCCTGATTTCAATTTCTTTTCCTGCTGCCGTCTCCATCCGGACTCTGTTTCCGACAGGTGTATCACCTGACAGTAACTGTAATTCTCCGTCGATGACAGTCATATTGTCTGCCTTTTTTTCAAGTGATTCCAGTACCTGACGCAGAAGGTTCTTGCCTGATGGTGTGCTATAATCTCCTGGCTGTTCTCTCTTTTTAACTGGAAGTTCAATAATTCTGACAGTTTTCCCGCTCATCGCATCTGCAATATACACATATGCAATCAAGTCTTTTCCAACTTCCAGCAGTTTGTCCGGGATATCTGCAAGGATCCTGTTTTCTTCTATAGTTGCAATACAGATCTCTGCTTTTGCACTGCATTCTTTTACAGCAAAATGAACCTCTGCATGATCGATTCCTTTCAATCCCTCTATCTGCAGTATCTGTCCATAATCCCACTGTACCAGTCCACGTGCTTCTGTCTTACGCACATTTTCTTCAAACATCGCTCTAATCATGTTGTCACCTCATCCAGTATATATACCAACCTGCCCTCTACAATCTTCAACGGCGGAGCTGGATCAGATCCATTATAGGTAAGTAACAGGTGACCGCTTTCCACCGACATGGCAAAAATCCCCGGATCCAGTGATGTTATCGCAGCATTAGCATCTCTGCCTGGTGGTCCCACTGGACCAACCGGACCGGTATCTCCTTTTGGCCCCTGCTCTCCGTCTTTTCCTGGTATGCCCGGAATCCCCTGTTCTCCCTGTGGTCCTGTCGCACCCGTTGGGCCTGTGAAGTCACCATTCTGAAGCTTTTCCTCTAATGTCTGTTTTATCTGCTCTGCGCCCTTTGCTGCATCCTGTGCCCGCTGTGTAGCTTCTTCCATTCCTTTGATAAACTTATCAATCCATCCTGCCTCGTTTTCGCTTTCCGGAACATCACCTTCCACGAAATTTCTTTTGACCTCTATCGGCTGCTCAAAAGTTACCAAAGTGTCCTCTCCTTTAGTAATTTCTAACTGAAGCAGACTTCTTCCTGTTTCTGCCAGCATCTGATCTTTTACAATAACACGTACCGTGTTCTCAATGATCGGACACGCATTATATGTTGCTTTCTTCGATGGTTTCAGAATAAAAACCTTTGCAGATGCATCTTCCGGTATTTCATAATCCATGAAATGAAAATAGATGGGAAGTGCATTCGTACCTCTTACATAATGAATTGGGCTCTTGATCCTGTCTTCCAGCACATATACATTACGTTCAATATAATTCATTCTCTTTCTTTCACCTCTGTTCTATCCTGGTATCCATTTGACTATATACAGGCCTTGCACCGGTGCAATGTTCCCGCCCGGATAGCGGAGAACATACTGCCACGGGAAGTTATAGTAACCATGTACATGAATTTCAGCCCCCGTCTGGTCTCCGGTCTGTCCTCCTGTGATTCCACCTAATTCATTTTGTGAAGCTCCTACCAGCTGTCCATTCCCTATGAACATTTCTGTATGGCTTCCTGGTTTCAACAGGACATCTCCTCTTATCAGACCAGATCCAGTGGACAGATTCACCTGCGATGTAACATCTTCAAATCCTGCTGAAAGAAATACACTGTACATCGTTCCTGTAGCCGGTGTATATCCTGGTCTTGTGTTAAGTCCCGCATTGTAATACGCCCAGCAAAGAAGAGACGAACAATCATAATCCGGTCCATCCCTGTGTGCCTGATCGTATCCGTGACTGTCATCCTTTGCGATTGCCACCGCCCACTCAACAGCCTTTTCTATAATCCGACTTCCTGTAGCGTATTTTTTCAGATATTCATACCATTTTCTTGCTGCACTGCGTCTTGCAGATTCTACCTCAACGCCCGCGCGTTCAAAGTTCTTAAGGAAAGCGCTGGCCAGATATTCTGGTGTCTCTGTGCTACTCTTGAACTGCGCCCATGTCATACTGTAGGAACTCGTTGCTATCCATTGGCCGGAAGATGCTGAAAGAGTATCAATCCAATGCAACTGTCCAACCGGATCTGTGATTGCATATCCATTGGATTTCGCCCAATCGGTATAATTCGTTGCCGGTGTCCATTGAACCAGTCCAAAGCCGCCGCTATAGTTTCCTTCATTCAGACTCTGCCAGAGTCCGGGGTTAATGTTGGACTCCTTTTCCATATTTCCAAGGATGCCCCCGATTGCATTCAGTGTCCAGCCTTTTCCAGCGAAATACTTATACACTTCAAGGGCGTTGCCCTGCATCTGAGATTCCGAAAGATAATTGTTGCTTATTGTCCAGCTCATCAGAAACTACCTTCTTTCGTATTTCCACCTACAACATGTCCATTTTGGATATCCAGATACGTTCCGTCTGAATATACCGCTCTTCCTGTCTTTGTTGACTTCCCGCCGACCTTAAGTGATCCGCAGGAAAGTGATACTTCTCCTACTGCATTGATTGAGATCTTCCCTTCATTCGTAATCAGGATACTTGCATATTGTCCACCGTAAGACTGTATACTCATACCATTATCCTGATAGTGCATAATTCCTACTGTCTCGCCCTTGGTGTTCCTTATAAAAATAGATCCGTTACTAATCAACACACCGCCGTTAGATGCATGATCTACAACAATGCCCTGATTTGTCAGAGCCAGAACCACATTGCCATTCGCATCGAGTACTTTTGCGGTTCCATCTCCATTGTCTTTTCCTCCAAGAATCAGCGTTCCTCCCTTGATTCTGTCTGCCAGCATCGTTCCAGCTACAATAAAATCTGCATAAAAGCCCTGACCAGTTCCGAAGGTAGTCCACTTCCAGTCCCTTCCATCTGCTGTACGTTCTGATGCAATCTCGAATCCGAGCGTTCCCAGGCACATTGCTCCATAGGTCGGAGATTCTGAATCCAGATCTTCAAACAATATCGCCCGGACTGGCTGTTTCTTCGCAATCGTAGACTGCGCTTTCAGCTGTGCTTTTACCCCATTGATGATTCCCTGAACCTGCTGCCCGATCAGCGTTCCATCGGAACGGATTGCCTGGTCAACACGACTCATAACAGAAGACACATCATCGAGGAAATTATACTGGAATTCTCCCAGCGTCACGGAGGTCAGCTTGTTTCTCACAGCATCCCACTCCAGTTCAATCACTCTTGCATCCGACAAGATTCCTAATTTTGAATGTTTACAGTGAACTGTATCTCCAAGTGAAACCTTTTCCAGTTCTTTCACATCTTCATACAATTCCGTATTCTGTAAAAGCTCCATATCTGTCTCGATTGTCACCTTTGGCTTGTCCACATCTAACTCAAACTGTTCCCTGCATTTCTTTTTCAGGGCTTCTTCCAGCTGTTCCTGTGTATCACAGATAATCGTTCCATTTTCTTCGTCATCTTCTCCTGCATCCACACGCATCTTAACATCCTCAAACGTCATCACGCCGTAGCGTACTGTCGGATATTTTCTGATCAACGGAGAGTCCACCCAGGGGTTCTCCCCTTCGATCATGTAGCCATTGTACGATTTTGGAACAATCCTCGTGACCACATCCTTCATGTCCACCGTTTCGGAAAATCCATCTTTCACGATATTTTTTCCATACAGCACTTCTACGCCATAATCACCGCCGACTCTCTCATCAATCGTAACATTGTAATTATCATATAGAATCTCTCCACCCCAGCGATTAACAAAAGAATTCTCATCACTTCCATTAATCGCTTCTATCAGATTCTTCATCTGATAATAGGCAGTCGATAACGTTTTAATATCTGATTTTGCCTGATATTTGTGGTTTGGTGCTGTCATCAGATCCAGAGCATCCTGGCCATTCTTATCCGTTGGTCTGATGTCCAACAGGAAGCAATCCTCTTTTGCATCGAAAAAAACAGGCATAAGATCTGCACTTACACCTGAATCTTTTTTCTCTTTATTAATCACACGGAAAAGCTGTTCCCCATTAAATGATGGCATCTTAATTACCGCATTGTCTACGATATACCTCCAACGCCCTTCCGGATCGATTGGATACTCTATCGTTGCCGTCCACTCTCCATTCAAGATCACATGAATTGTAGCTTCTTCCGGAAATAATGTCATATTTCCATTCTGTTCATATTCCGTATTTTCCGGATTATAAATCTGAATCATAAGCGCCTCCAGTTCGGGATAATCTTTAATTCAAATCCCTCTGTAATTGTCACGCTGTTTTCCCCTTCCTGTAAGAAGAGTTCTTCATAATCGCCAGATATAGCCGTATTGCTTAATGTTCCATCTTCTCTGTAGGCAAGTTCCCGCTCTGTATCGATCACAAGATTCTGTCCTACGTTTGCAGTCATGTGATTTCCATTGACTACAAGATCACACTTTCCTTCTCCATATATCTTATAGACCGGACAGGAAATCTCATAAGGATTCCACCCGACATCCTCTATCGAGTGTTCATTCTGACCTTCCACCAGATAACGCAGACCATTCTCTGTAAGGAAACTTGCACTGAAATTTCCAATTCTTGCAGTGGTATGTTCTGCTTGATCCAGCTCTACTTTCATAATCTTATAGAAGCAGGATGGATCAGACCCGAAACTCAGGTGGCTGTTCCTTTCAGATAGCCACTTCTGTATCTGTCCCCACCGGTCAATCCACTGTTCTTCCTTTCCGATCCAGTTGAAATCCACCTTGATCTCAGTAGATTCATATCCTCCATCCAACAGATATAAAGTTCCATCCCTCCCGGCAATCTCCACAGAAGAAGCTTTTTTCACTGCCGGTGGAATGGTTGGCAGATTCTTGGCATAGACCCCAAAGTTTGATCCTGGGATTCCATTATACTCAACCTCCATCATCATACGCCGGCAGCTCCTTTCTTCCACTTAATATTCTGTGACATTTTCTTAATGATTGCATCAACCAGAACATCTGCCAGTTTCTTGTCTCCCAGCTGAATCTGATTTTCAATTACCAGGGACATCTCTGATAGTGCTTCTGCAATCAGCTGTGCCAGTGCATAGTTGTTCGCCTGCATTTCGTCCCGGATATAAGTCTTCAGCAGATCGATTGGAAGTACCGCCTCTTTCCCTGCTTCACCGCCTCCCAGGGCTGTATTGCCATTCATTCCGAAAATCGTCGGACTGTTCAGGATACCTCCGTTTGCGTACCAGTCTACCGAGAACTTCGGAACTTTTGGCGGTATCAGTGACCACTCACCACTCGCTTTAAAGTGCGGGAGCTTGATCTTTGGAAGTTTCCATTCAAAATTCATGAAATCTTTTATTTTATCGATCACGCCTTTTATAAAATCCCGTATTCCACAAAATACAGAGTTGACACTATCACGGAACCATTCGCACTTATTGTACAGCACAACAAAAATAGCGATCAGGGTTATGACTGCTGCCACAACCCGAAGAACCGGATTTGCTGCAAGTACGGCATTAAACGCCGTAAACGTCTTGCTTGCCCCTGAAATAACCGGTGCAATCTTCGCCCCGATATCTATCACCGAGGATATGCCGCCCGATACTTTACTTATTATGCTGAACACCGGACCTAATGCCGCCACAAGCAATGCGCATTTAATAATCATCTCCTGTGTTTCAGGTGACAGGGAATTCCAGGATCCTATAAGATCTTTCAAGATTGGTGTTACCGTCTGAAGGCACTCCGCAAGTACAGGTCCCAATGCATTTCCCACATCATATCCAGCATCTTTCAGTTCATTCAGTGTGACCTTGAACTGATCCGCCGGATCCAGTGTTGCATTGAATGTATCGTCTATGTTTCCAAGATTATCATTCAGAGAGGCTCCCAGTTCCTCAAAATTCAGTTTTCCATCCTTACAGAATTCTGCCAGTGCTGGTCCTGCTTTCGATCCAAATAAATCAACGGCTGCATTATAGGCATCTGTTGAACTTTCTGCATTCAGCATAGTATTCTGCAGTTCTGAAAGAGCCTCTTTCATTGTTTTTCCTTCTCCTGAAGCATTCACGAGAGCTTTTTTCAATCCTGCCATTACCGCGCTGGTATCTACTCCTGATGTTTCGCACTGTCCCAGGAATGCCGCTGCATCTGCCGCTGACATTCCAAGCTCTTTCAAAGAGGCTGCATTTGAAACCATTGTGGATGCCAATGTATCCATAGAGATTCCCGTATCCTGTCCAACCTTATTCATTGTATCGAGCAGGGCTCCAGCATCTTCTGCCGTCAGATTAAATGCTTCCATTACCTTCTGCGTGTTATCAATTGACGAAGAAACATCCGTATCATTTAATTCCGCAAACTTTACAAACTTAGAAGATAGATCTTCCAGTTCCTGTCCCGTTAGGTGGAATCGTGTGTTTACTTCTCCAACTGCTGATCCAGCCGTTACAAAATCTGTCGGAATACTTTTTGCAATGTTTCTCGCCGAAGTCTGCATCTCTTCTAGAGCATCTCCCGTGGCTCCTGTTTTCTCCACAATGATGTCCATTCCCTCATCTACCTGTTCCCAGGCTGCCATAATACCGGCAGATGCCGCCGCGATCGGCGCCGTAACATTCTTGTTGAGAGAACTTCCGACCTTTCCTGTTGTATCACTGAAATTTTTCACTTTTTTCGAGTAATCTTCCAGTGTAGCTGCTCCACTTTCCAGCTTCTTATTGACATCTTCAAGACCGCTTTTATAATTATTCAAAGAGGCTTTTGCATTATCCAACTGCTGCCTGGTCTTTGATATTGCCGCTTCATCTCTGACCTCTGCACTCTCCTGTGCTTTCAGAATTTCCGTCAGTCTTTCAACTTTTGCTGTGTATGTTTCTGTCTGATTCTGTAAATATTCCTGTGTAGCTCTCAGCTTCTCCGCTGATGATGTGCTCTTGTCCCACTCTGATTTAGCAAGCTTAAATGCTGATCTGTTCTCATTTACAGCATTATTCACATCTGTCAGTGATTTTCTGAAATCAACAGTTCCATCTGCCTTAAAACTAAGACCTACCGTCTTTAATCCATTATCCATGCAGCGCACCTCCCTTCTGTCTTTCCATCTCTGAAAATATCTCTAAACATTCGTTAAAAAAAACAGGATCTGAGTTCCAGAATTCTTCTTCGCTCATTCCCATTTTCCTCGCACAGACCATATATTCTGCCCAGTTGATATCTACTTTTTCTTTGGAGCAACCGACTTCTTCGCCTGTTCTTTTTTTTTATATTCTTTGAGTCTTTTTTCAAACTCATTGAAAATATCCTGGATGCTTTTTGTATCCATTGGCGTCAGCATCATCGCCTCTTCTTCATCTACTTTTAATCCATTCGACCGAAGGATCACGTAAATCATCTTTCCAGCCAGTTCCATATTCTCTTCTTCTGTCAGGTCATCTCTTCCATCCAGTTTCTTGTCAATCCCATTCATTTTCACCAGATACAGCGTGTAAAAATTGACTTTCACTTCCAGTTTCGATCCGTCTGTTAATTCAATTAACTTGGACTTCATATGATCACTCTCCTACTGCTGCCGTAAGATCTGCCTCTGTCAGAATCGGCTTTGCAAAGAACTTCTCTTCTGTCAGTCCCGCCGGTGCTGTGGATTCTGTTACCTTGCATACAATGTTTCCTGCTGCGTCAAATGGATACGCCCTGATCTTCAATGTATCTGTCTGCTCGCTTGCCTTTTCTTCTGATGTTGCAATATCATCTGAGTTTTCTGTCAGCTTGCATTTTGGATACCATTCATATCTGCATTTTCCATCCTTTAACAGGACAACCTTTCCATATCCGAATACAGGACGTTCGCTGTTACCTCCTGATAAGATCAGACCGCTTGTGCCTACGGTATCCCCTCTCATTCTTGAGATTGTATCATCCGGGAATGCAATTACCTCTACCTCAATGTCAATGCTTGACGTTGGTGTGTCTGAATCATAGACCTTACCTGATGCATAGACGTCGCTTGTCTCTGAATTTTCTGTTACTTTAACATTCTTTACGACTTCTGTTTTCTCAACATCTGCCTCATATGTACCATCATATCCGCCTGACTCATCTGCATTGGCGAAACACAGATACTGTGCTCCTACAGTCTGCTTCATTGGCGGTTTTTTTGTTTTAATTCCCATGTCTGCCTCCTAACTGAAAATCTGCTCTGTCATTTTCCTGTAGTATTTTTCTTTATTCTGTTCAAACAGCGGCTTCAAGTGTGCCCTTGCTGTCATTTTCTTTGTTCCATGCTCCACCATTGGTCCATAATATTTGCCCCATCCAACTTTGATTTCTCCCTGTGTTCTTTCCATTGCAAATGTATCAATTAGATGGGTATATCCTGGCTTTCTCACAGCACTTCTCGGCTTCGGTAATTTCAACAGATCATTCACAAATTCTTTTGTCCCTGCTTCTATCGCATCCAATGCGCTTTCCGGATCTACCTGCTTCGCATACTGTTTCAGCATCATCTCAAAGTCTTCCATCCCAGAATCATCAAACTCGATCTCCGCTCCATTGTATGTTCTGCTCATATGGCACTACCATCCGTTTCAATTGCGAAATAAGAATGCCAGATATTATCTTCTGTGTTGTATTCATGGGATATCATTGGATGAAATCCTAACTTTCTCAACGCATCCCGAAGTTCCAGAAGCTTTCTGTCCCGTGGCTTCCTTGCATAAAAACTGATCTGCCAGGTTATCTTCTCTGCATATTCTTCTCCTGATGCCACAATATCTTCCCAGACGATTTCCCAATAATCAATCCTTGGAAATTTCATTGTATTTTTGAGACTGCTAACTCCCTCGTTTACCGGGCAGTCTAACTCGTGTAAAATCCTGCTTAATTCTCCCTGTGTCATCAGATCACCTCTCTGTCGTATGCTGGCGTTTTCAATGTCAGCTCAGATTCTTTGAATCCATCTTTCGTGGTTACGTGTGCAACGTTGTAAATCTCGTGCTGTTTACCGTCTATCATGCACACGCACTTACTGTTGATCTTCTTGTACTGCGGAATCGCAAGTTTCATCGTCACCTCAACGCTGGCTGCTGCCAGTTTTGCCCTTGTTGTATCGTATACGGAAAGTTCCCTGTACCATATTCTCTCGTTAGTTGCGCGGAGCCTTTCTTCTGGATAGTCCTTTGAAGTATCTTCTTCAATCCGATACAACTCCAATACACCGTCTGTATACTCAGGTAATGTCATTGTCTTCAACCTCCGTTTCCATCTGCCAGGTCAAAATAACGCTTGCATAATTATCCATGAATTCACTTACACGATGATGAAAAGCATAATACATGTAATTCTTCAAAAGCATCCTGTAAGTTAAATCCTCCGTGACGCTACAGCCGGGATTCAGGCTCCCGACTGTCTGCTCACCTTCTTTTGCAAGATTCTTCAACTGACTGTCCCGGTAATATGGCGGGATCTGAAATTCTTCCCGCATCTCATTTACGAGCTTTTCCAATTCTTCCCCTGTCATCTTCCCGGTCTTCATAGCTTACTCCTTCGTCTGCGGAACTGTTACCTGTGTTACAGGAAGCACATACTCTTCCAGTTTTGTCACATCGAAGACAACTGCCACGTTATCATCTACCGCACGACCGTTGGCGTTGCATACTGCAATAATCAGATCTGCATCATCCATGGCCTTTGTCTGATCATACTCTTTGACGCGAACGCCGGTTGTTCCCATTGTGTAACATCCAGCAATGGTAAATGCTGCCTTTCCTTTCGGTACATTAGCATCTACAATCTTCTCAATATCAATAAAGGATTTGTTGATATATCCACCTGTCAGAGCCTCTCCGAACATGCAAGGATCAACGTACTCTGCTTCATCGGATGGATTGCACACCAGATACAGCTTATCTACCACACGTTTTCCATCATTGGTAAGAATCTTTCTTACTTCTGCAAGACCCTTCGGGCTGAACTTTGTAATATTTTTCTTTACTTCCTTTGCTTTCTTTGTTCCATCAACTTCGGATTCTTCAAGTTTACGGAAAATGCCAATCGGAGCGTTTTTCCCATCTCCATCAATATATCCCTTAACGAGACCATCCTGCATTGCTTCTGCAAGAATCGCTCTAAAGTAGCGATCAACAAACTCCATTGACAGCTCGCGGATTGCTTTTGGAATCACAAGATATGCAGTGAGTTTGCACAGTTCAATGTTCAATGCAGAAAACTCCATTGATAACTCTCCTGCAATTGCTGCTGTGAGTTCTCCCCACTCTGCTGTTCCTGAATGAGATGCTACGATCCACTTTTTCACATTTGCAGGAGCCATGTTCACCAGCTTCAGGATATTGGATGCTTTCTTCACATCATCCAGTGTGCGGTCAATAATCTCCGTTGGGATGATATCAATCTGATTTGCAGTAATTGACTGCTTAACGTCCTTGAATCCCTCATAGAATTTCTTCTCTTCCTGGGACAGGTTGCGGAGTCCGAGCTGTTTCTTGTAATCTGCATCATGACCTGCTCTTTCTGCTTCTGCTACAACCTGATTGATCAGATCTGCGTGTGCTGCTTCTTCGATCATCTCGATTGACTGCATGATAGCATCTGCTTTCTGATCTGCCGGAGCATTATCCAGCAACTGTTTTACTTTGTCTTTTACTTCCTGGCTTAATCCTTCAATCTTCATTCTGTTATTTCCTCCTAACCAAAAAATGCACCCCAACCGGTGCTATCCTTTTCTTCCGTCTTCTCTTTTTTCTTATGAGTCAGCTGATAGAATTCAGCTAACTGCTTCTGATGCTCATTTCTGCTCCTCAATTCCATCTGAAGCGCCTTGTTTTCTTTGAGCACCTCCTGCAGTTTCACATCCGGATCATCTTCTTTCTGTGCAACGCCAATCTCATCAATCAGACCATACTCCAGAGCTTTCTGTGGAGATAAGGTTGTAGTCTTATGCATCATCTCCCGGAGCTCCTCTTCTGAAACTGTAGCTCTCTGCATGAACAGAGCTACACAACTGTCCATTGCTACATCCAGATTGTCTGCTTCTGCTCTCAGATCCGCCGCATTTCCTGTGACTGTCTCCCACATATCATGGATAATGGCCGTTGTTCCCTGTCCCATGATACGCTTATCACACGCCTGCAGAATCGTAAAGGCAATCGAATGACATCCGCCCATTACAATTCCCGTCTTATAGGATCCATGCTGCTGAAGCATGTTGTAGATAGCTGTTCCCTGGTCTACGCTTCCACCATTGCTGTTGAAATAGATCTTGATCTCGTCTGTTTCCGGAATTGCATCCAGAAGTTCCTTGAAGTGCTTAGCTGATGTCTCAGAGTCATCATACTGCCATGTATCCCAGTTGAACGGACCGATTTTTCTAATCTCATCAAAAATGAAAATCTCATGCACGTTATCCGTCTGCTGAAATCTATACACAACTTTTTTCTGTTCCATGTTCTCTTCCTTTCCCTGTTATTACTGTTTAACGGACAGCTCCGAGATACTTGGATCACCTCCTATGAATCAGGTTTCTTGTGCCGCATTACTGTTTCCCTCCCCTCCGTAATTCTTTGTCAGAGCTCGCTCTGTACTGAATTCTGTATTGAGTAACGGATATCCGACCATCTCTCTGATTTCATCGAGATGGAATCCAATTCCTCTGAGTTTATCAAGATTTACTGCGCTATCCACAACATCAACATGTTTAAAGCGCGCAAGCCATACCATGACTTTCTCGTTTTTGCCGCAGTAATCATCCTCTCCGACAACATAAGCTGTCAAAGTATCATTTATCACTTCTGCTATCGGACTGACAGCATATGTGATAAATTCATTTGTTGCGTCTGATTTTTCTGTGATATTGCCATTAAACACAGCCTCTGGAATATCGAAAGCATTTGCCACCTCGTTATTGATCTGCAAAGCCATCTTTGCCAGTTCTTCAGCTTTCACTGCTGTATTTATTTGTAGCTGTTCCACGGATGCATTCTCTTGTTCTGTTAAAACTTCAAGGGCATCTGACGTCAGTAGTTTTTTAATTTTTAAAACATACTGGTCTTTTGTCATTACCTTGTCTGTACCATCTGCTTGCTTTTCTCTGAATGATAATGCATTCGTTCCAAGCTTCAATTTGAATCTTGGTTGGCTGGACAGCTGCATCATTGCATTAATGGAATCCATCGTCTTATCAAATTGCCCTACTACATTCTGTAAGTACAATCGAATCCTTGCATTGTCATATCTTAGATGAATCACTTCATCAGATTGAAATGTGCTGAAAATTGTAAGATTTTCACCTCCGCAGCTTAACATCACATCTTTGTAAACTCGCTTCAGCATCACTTCATTCGTGTGTGACCATGATGTCGCTCTGTAATATTTACCATTTAGCGGAATAATCAGAGCTTCTTGTTCTGTTAGCAGCTGCTTAACCACTTCCGTCCAGAACACTGTCCCACATTCGTGGTCATTGGGCTGTACGTTTAGCCTGTATTCTTTCTTGTTTTTTTCTTTGCTCTCCGTCTGGATCAGTATGTCAGACTTCGCTATTGCCTTGGCGATCATCATAATTGCTTTCTCGATGGCAAGCTTTGAAAGATTCAGCTTTTCCATGTCAACTGCAATGATTTCTGCCAAAGACTGTATTTCTTTGTTCCTGTCTTGGAATAAAAAATCAAACATTTTCTTCTTCTCCTATTAAACATAGATTATCTGAATTTCCAGCTCATCCTTGCAGAACATAGCCACATCGAAGGCCATAAATCCATCATTTTTTCTCAATTTCGGTTCTATCTTGCCGAAATTTTTATTTCCAAACTTATCCTCGCTCACGCTTGTGTTATTCGTGTACCACCGCATGATTGCTGATGGTCCGAAGTTGATCATCCCCTGTGAGAACATAGACTGAATAAACGGAGCAATAATTCCTGTTGCTGACGTTATCTTTCTAACCAGCCGAACAATGCCATGTGGGTTCTTCTTATCCTCAATCGTGAGACCTCTTTCTTCAAACGCCGTCTTGAATAACGTGTAGCGATAAGTATCCATTGCTATTTTCTTCACATCATAGTCTTGGAACTGTTTCATGCACCAGTCGGCTATTATATTTACATCAATCACCGGACCTTGGACAACTTCAAAATCCTCAAACTCTTCTTGTCCGACATTGCGCAACGGAAATTTGATTGAATCAATGAACGGAGAGTCTGCACAGATCCATGTGTGTTGTCTCCATATCCACTCTCCAGCATCTGTCTTGGTCAGAATGCCAGCCGATGCGAAGTCTCGCACATCCGCATAGTCAATGCCAATCACTGCTGCCTGTCCTCGCGTGTCCAATGTTATCCGCGGAATCTTGCGTTCCAATTCTTCCATTGTCTCACCTTCATAACATGCTCTCAGGACATTTTGCCATGTTGTGACCGTCTCCTCTTCCTTTCGTGCCGATCTGTCCATTCGTTTTGTAATAAATTCAGCACGCTTTGACGGAATCTTCTTCATTTCCAGATAATCATGCATGATCTGATTCGCAAGAATCGGCATATATTCCATCGACGGATTCGCCTTATGCCATGCCTCTGGATCATCAACTTCCTTCATGTCATCAATCTCGCAAATAAAAGGGAAGTACCCTAGCAAATTCTCTCCCGTCTCCAAGATTTCTGCACACATTGCCGAAATTTCATCCAACGGACCGTCTCTGACATAGCCATCTGTTGTGATAATAAACTCTCTCGAATGCTTGACCTTACCAAAAGAGGATTCAAATACATTGATCTGGTCATAGTTCTCGTAGGCATGGATTTCGTTCAGGACAAGACATCCTGTTCGCTTACCATCCTTGGTCTTTGCGTTCGAAGTGTTGTATTTCATCTCCGATCCTGTTGCCAGGTTCGTGATAAGTTCCTTTGTGACCGAAAACTTTCCCTTGAATTTTGGATTATCATGTAGCATGTCATAAGCTACCTTGAATGTGTCCTTAACCTGGCTCTCTGAGTTCGCCACAATTTCAACATGGTAATTTTTCACTCCGTAGAGCGGAGTCTGAAAGAAATTTACCAGCGGCACGATGAATCCATCTTTACCATTTCCACGTCCTTCCTTGATGAAGAACTTTGAAAATACTGGAATGTCATCCACATACATAAATGCAAAGGCATAAATGAACTTTTGGAATGGAAATAGTTCGTAGTAATTTGTTTTGCAGTACTGTAGACAGTTCCTATATGTTTTTTCATCAAAAAAAACATCGTTTCGCTTCAATGTCGGCTTCACGATGTTTTCTATCAGCAATTTTCTCTTTTTATTTATCCATTTCGGATGCTCTTCGGCATATTTGAGATAATAATCAATCTCTTTACAGATAACCATCTGTAGGATTCTCCGGCTCTGGTACCGGCTCTTTCAACTTCAGATCTGCCAGGATCTTCAGCATAGTGGCCGTAGTTTTCTGCAAATTGACAACGCTTTCGTTCGCTTTTTCCACCGTCATTCCATTCCCGTTCACGGTCTCGTATCTCAACCCTTTGCTCTTAATATCTGCTATTAGTTTCTTTTTCAATGACCAGTAATATATATAATCATTCACTAGATCCATGTAGAATTCTGCACTCATTCCACGTAGTTCCAGCTGTCTAATCAGCGACATTTTTACGTCTTTTTGTGTCAATTTGCTCACCTCTTTTCGCTCAAATCATGCCTTTTTCGTAACTTTTTTTGCTAAAAAACACGGGTTTTTATGCCCGTGTTAAAAAATTTCTTCTTAAAGTAAATTTTAAAATCTGATACCCTTACCTTTTTCACGCGAGATTTTCATTTTTCTCCAGAGTCATGGCTACATCCCCGTTCTTCACTCTGGAAAAATCGCCGAGAATTGACCGGGGGGCTACCACAGCTCCTTGCTCACAAGCTTCTTCTTTCTTTTGAATCTTCTTGGTGCTCTGCCGTGTCTAAGGTTATGACACGGCACACAAAGACTGATTAGGTTATCCTCTTCCAGTCCGAGTTCCGGATGTTCCTTCAACTCAACAATGTGATGTACTTCTTCGGCTCTCCTTATCTTTTTCTCTTCTCCTCGCAGGATGTCGCCTGCTGCCGCTGCATCTCTCAATCGTTTGCGACAGTCCTGGCACTCATAGTGGTCTCTCTCTAGGATCTGCATCCGCTTATGTTTCCACATTGTCGAATTGTAAAATTTCTTTGCTTCCTTGTCCGTCATAGTTACATCCCTTCATACAAAAAAGACACCTGTCGAGAGGATTGCAAGTGTCTCTTTCAAGAGATTTGTATGTACATGTCTGTCTTTCGACAATATCAGATTAGCACAGTTAGAACTCCAGTGGACTCCACTCTTTAATTGATTTGAATATTTTTCAGTGCTCTTCCGTGTAATTCGTAGATCCAACTCTCACTGTACTCCATAAGCTGTGCTATCTGCCACCATGTAAATCCTTTGATATACCTGTAGAACATAACATCTCTTTCGTCTTGATTCTCCAGCTTATTGATTCTGTATTCTATATCTTTGTATGTCTGTACCTGCTTTACTCCCTCTTGATACAGCTCGTCCTCTCTTTCCTGAAGAGCCACCACATAAGAACTTAAATCACTTTGATTGGATCCATGTGGCATCCCGTTATTGATTGAAGAAGGATGCATCTTCATGTTTCTGATTTCTTCAATCTCTGATTCAATCCGTTTGATTCTCTTTCCGTGTTTTCGGTACGCTCTGAGATATGTCTTCTTCCGGTCATTCTCGTTCTTCACATTGTTCTCTTCCAGTCTCTTCTCCATTGGCATCATCTCCTATCTTGTACTTTCTCGCCAAGTATTCTGCTACATCTCCATGCCACAACTGCTGCCCCTGTGCTTCGATCAGCTTTCCTGCCTGGTATGCTGGTCGATGAAACTTCTCGCTCGCCTTCCGATCAGGTGGATGTTCTGCCATATCAGCATAATGTTCTTTTTGGTTCTGCTGGATTTCCGCAGGACTCCAGCGTGTGTCTGTACTTCTTTTCACTGTTCATCACTCCAATCAAGAGCCTGTCCGCAAAATTTGCAGCGTGGGCATGATGCTTGTCCGTTCCATGTTTCAATTTTCTTTTGTCTCTGCTCCTCTAATGCTTTAACTGCCATTTTCTTTGCTTCGATGTTTTCTTCGCTGTTGGATGTATCCAACCCCTTAATGATTCTAATTGCATCTTCAATATTCAACTTTCTTTCTCCCTGCTATGTACTCTAAAGACACATTATATGTATCTGCATATTTGATTGCTTCTCCTAGCGTCAGCCCTTTTCTTCCTGTTTCAAGATCTTGCAGTCTTTCCTCCTTCATGTCTAGCTTGACTGCTGCCTCTTCTCTTGTCAGTCCTCTGATTTTTCTTAGATATTTCAGACGGTTTCCTATTGTTCCTACTGGTCGTAATATAACCATTGTAATCAATCCCTCCCTTCGTGTCCCATGCGCAAATGCCACAATCTTCAGGACATACATTTGCCTTTATTGCTCTTTTGCACATCTCCATTCTTGTTCTTA